TGGTGCGTGATCCTCCTACTCAGGGATAGGTCACGCGTCCGTGCGGGTGTGCTCCGTCCGTCGAAGGGAGTCCGGTCGTGCGGGCTGTGCGGGTCGGCCGGTTTTGCGGGGTTTCATCCTGTCCCCGCCACTTTCAAACGTTGCAATCCCGACGGGATCGCAACCCTGTCCCCGGTAGACCCAATCCAACCATCGGGATCTACGTCCGAAAAGGCAAAACGCTCAGGGAGGAGCCGCCAAATGGCCACCGTCACGAAGAAGCGTCATGCTGGCGGCAGGCCACCGACGATTCACAAACTGACGCCATTCGGCGAAGTGCTGGACCCACTGCTTCGGCAACGCGATTGGAGCGTGTACGTGCTGGGTAAGGAGTCTGGCATCTGCGCAAGCACGATTTGGCGGTGGATGAAGATCGCCACCAAGTGGCCGCCGGCTGACAAAACGCTGGCAATGTCGGAAGCCCTTGGCGTCCCGCTGACGCCGCCGATGCCTCGCAAAGCTCGCTGAAAACTGCGTTTTCGGCTTTTTTGGGAATCCCTCTGGACAAGTTATTGCCGATCGCAATAACTTGCCCCCGTCACGCCACGACGGCGTGAGGCGGAGGGATACGCCAATGCCGACCGGTGTTGCCGATGGGCCGCGGATTCGCGCACGTCACGGATACGCAGCTCCTCGAGTGGGCAGCGGCTATGCCATTGGAGCGCATCGCCGCAATTACGGGGTCGACTACCTCGTCGATCTCGCGCCGGCTACGGGCGCTCGGCTGGACGGACCCTCGGCCCGGCCCCAAGGACCCGGACGAGGCGACCATTCGCCAGCGGTGCTCGGAGGTGCAGTCGCGCTGGTCCGAGCAGGAGCGGCGCAGGAGAGCCGGGCTGCGGCGAGCGAGCGTAACCGTCGTACACGCATCCGATCTCGGGCTTGCCAGCTTCTCGTGACGTGGCTGCACCGCGTGGCGCGCTGCCACGCGCATCTGTGCGCCATCGTGCGGCTGTACGGCGATCCCAGTAAGGCCGGCGGCCAGTCCAACGCTGGCGAGACGTACCAGGCCCGCGCGGCTCGCGGCGACCGCACGCTGCTCTACGACGCGCTCACGGTGACGATCGACGAGCTGATCGAGGTGCGCGACGAGATCGGCGCGACCATGGACGCGGCCGAGCCGACGACGGCCGCGCCGGGCACCCAAGACAAGGTCGAGGAGATGTGTCGTCGCGCTGAGCGTGGCGAGAGCCTCTTCGTGCAAGGCGATACGCAAGGACGCGAGGTCGGCGACGGATCGCCGGCCTGATCACGGATGGTTTTGTGTGCGAGCCGGTCGTGACGGAGTGCGGCCGGCCGCGCTAAGGAGGGCTACGTGCTAGTGCTCAGTCGAGCAGAGGGCGAGCGTGTCGTCGTGCCGTATGCACGGATGGAGATCGTGGTGCAGGAGATCCGCGGCAACGTCGTCCGCCTGGCGTTCAGAGCGCCAAACCGGATCGACATCTTCCGCGGCGAGGTGTTCGACAGGATCGCGATGGATCAGTGGGACGAGGACGAACCAACTCAAGAGGAGGACGTGAAGTGAAGATCGTGAAAGGCAAGCAGGCTGCACCCGTGCGGTGCGTGCTCTACGGCGTCGAGGGAATCGGCAAAACGACGCTGGCGGCGCAGTTTCCAACGCCGCTGTTTCTCGACACCGAGGACGGCACCAAGCAGCTCGAGGTCGACCGTGTCGCGTGCCCGGACTGGCCGAGCCTGCGGGGCGCGGTGGCCGAGCTGGCCGTCGAGAAGCACGGCTACCAGACAATCGTCATCGACTCGATCGACTGGGCGGAGCGGGCGCTGGTCGAGTTCGTCTGCAAGCAGGACGGCAAGAAGTCCATCGAGGACTACGGCTTCGGCAAGGGCTACACGGTGGTGGCCGAGCATATGGGGCGGTTCGTCGAGGGCCTCGACAACCTGCACCGCGCCGGGCTGCACGTGCTGCTCGTGGCCCACGCCAAGGTGCAGCGGACGTCGCCACCGGACCAGACGGACGGCTACGACCGGTACGAGCTGCGGCTGTCGAAGCAGGTGTCGCCCATCGTCAAGGAATGGGCGGACGCACTGCTGTTCGCCAACTACCGCATGCGGCTCATCGAGGGCAGTGACGGGAAGCGCAAGGCGATCGGCGGCAAGGACCGCGTCGTCTACGCCGAGCGTGCGGCGGCCTACGACGCCAAGAACCGGTACGGGCTGGGCGAAGAGCTGCCCATGACGATCGACGCGCTCGCCCCGCTGTTCACCGGCACCGGTGCCAAGCCGATCGACACCGAGCTGTACGACCAGGTCGTCAAGTACATCGCCGAGGCCAAGAGCGTGCGGACGCTCGGCAAGATCGGCGACCGCATCGACGCACTGCTGTCCGACGGCCAGCTGACGGCCGAGCAGGGCGAGGCGTTGACAGTACTGGTCAAGGAGCGGCACGACGCGATCGAGCCGCAGGAGGTGACCGATGGCGTGGCATGACGTGCCGCCGTGGACCGCCAAGCGGGCCGAGTCGGAGGAGCTGATGCAGCAGGTGGCCGAGGTGGTGCGCCGGTGGCACGTCCGCCGCATCTCGGGCACGAAGGCTGTGGATCAGGTGCGCGAGCTGCTGGAGCCGCTCCGCGTGAGGGTCGGGAAGGCACACGAACCGGAGATCAAGTCATGAATTTCGATCAGTGGTGGAACTGGGACGAGGAGCCACGAGCCGCCGTGGACCACGGGCACACGCAGAAGGTGCCGACGGGTCGGCACACGGGCGACATCGTCAAGGCGGAGATCAAGGACCTCAAGTTCAAGGTCGCGGACGACAACCCTACGGGCACGTCGCTCGTCGTCACGTGGAGCAAGGCGGGCTACTACCCGGTCGAGGCGATCGTGAACCTGCGGTGGCGTGGCCTGCTCGAGGCGGTCTGCCGGGCGGCTGGCGTGTCGCCACCCAAGCGCGGCGAGGACTGGGACGAGCAGTCGCTGGTCGGGCGTGTGGCGACCGTCGACATCGAGAACAAGGTGGCGCAGGCCACGGGCACTGAGTACCAGCGCATCACCAGGTGGCACGCGTCCCCGCAGAAGCCGCTGCCGGCCGAGGCCAAGGCAAAGAGGGCGCCGGCCCGGACGCCGGCTGCGAAGACGCATGCGGAGTTCCAGGAGCGGGCCGATGCCGACGACATCCCTTTTTGACGACGAGCGCACCATCCAGTTCTACGGCGGTCCGTGGGACGGGATGCCGTACACGCCGAGGCGTGGTGAGCAGTACCCGGCCAGGCTGGACATGCCGTGGAGCGGGCAGCTGCACCACTACCGACTCGTGCAGCGGGACGGCGTCGTGCAGCTGCAGTACATGGGCAAGGCACTAGCTGACGGAGCACGCATTGCATGACGGTCTACAAGGGATGGCGTGCGGATCGCGTGACCAGCGACGGCGTGTTCGTCAGCACCTACTCCGGGAGGGTGTCCGAGTGCGGTCAGTGGGTCGAGTGCGGCGAGACCAGGCACCGGATCTCTCCGCAGTGGCACGCACGTGCCGTCGATGCCGAGGCGGCAATGGCCGGCGAGATCGAGGAGATCGGCCGGAGGCTGCTTGAGCAGGCGGCCAAGTTGCGAGAGGCGGCGGAGGTGGTGGCGTGAGCGACTACTACCGCGAGCCCGAGGCCGTGCTGCCGCTGTTCGCGGCGGCCAGGCGGATGGATCCGCCAACGTCGCACAAGGCCGCCCAGCGTGCGCCGGTGGCCGGTCACCGTCGCCTGGTGCTCGAGGCCTTGGCGGCCGGGCCGGCTGGGCAGACGGAGATCGCACAGCGGGCCGGCATCACGGTGGCCGCGGTGTCCAAGCGGCTGCCCGAGCTGCGGCGTGCTGGGCTCATCGAGAAGACGGGGCGCGAGGTGGCGTATGGGGAGTGTGAGTATCGGTGTGGGCCGGCGTTCAGGTGACGCCAACAACGACATGGCCAGCGGCGAGTTGCCGGTGGTGGGGCGGTGAGATGGTGAATAAGGAGTTCAGAAATGAGTTACGAAATGGTGGGAACGCCGAAGACGGAGAAGGTTACGCAGTCCTTGGCCATGAAGTTCCGCGATATGGATCCCGTGCCGCACGACAGGCCACTGAATCCAAAACGCGTCGAGGCGTACCGAAAGATGCTTGCTGCCGGGCTGTTCAGACCGGTTCAGTGGGCGACCGTCCATTGCAACGAGACGCAGATGACGTACCGCGTCAACGGCAAGCACACGAGCAACTTGTTTGCCGAGTACGAACAACTGCCGCAGCTGCTCTACGTTACGATCGAGCACTACCACTGCGACGACCTGGACGACGTTGCCAGGCTGTACGCAACATTCGACAGCCGCACTCAGGTGCGCACGACAAACGACATCAACAGGGCGTTTGCTGCGGTCGATGATGATCTTAGTTTGATTCCTGCCAAGCTGATCAACCTGTGCGTAACGGCTGTTTCGTACAGCCGAAACGGAGACAACGCGCGGCAGCGGACCGCCGCCGAGCGAGCCGAGTGCCTTCTGGATGATGACGTGAAGGTGTTCGCGGCCTGGTTGCACGAAACCCTGGGCAGCAATAACGACAGCTCACGGCATCTGTGGCGTGGTCCTGTGGTGGCAGCCATGTACGACACATTCAAGAAGAGCCGGAAGGCGTCTTCCGAGTTCTGGATGGCTGTGCGTGACGGCACTGGCACGACGCCAAAGAAGCCGGACCGAGTGCTGCATCGCTTTCTCTTGACGAAGACAGTGAACCACGGCGGCATGGCAACGGGCGGAAAATCTTCGTCACGCGGCACCATGTGTAGCGCTCGCGAAATGTACGTGAAGTGCCTTCACGCATGGAACGCATGGAGGCGAGACACGACCACTGACCTGAAGTACCACGCCCAGGCCAAGATTCCGGCCGCGGTCTGACGAAGCAACCGCCCTCGTGATAGGCACGGTGCCGCTTCGACGCGGCTGGGCGGAATAGAAAGGAGGCCATGGATGGCCGGTGAATGGATCGCCTACGACCTAGCCCTGCCGGCCAAGCCGGAGGTGCAGGAGCTGATCGACGAGACCGGCCACCCGGTCGAGGTCGTCGTATTCCGCCTCCTGCAGCTGTGGGGCTGGGCCTCGATGCACTGCCACGACGGCGTGGCTCGGATGACGCTGCCACGCCTTGTCAGGACGTGCGGCGGTGACGATGCGTTCTGGCGAGCCGTGGCGGCCGTCGGATGGCTGGAGATCGACGAGACGGCCGCTACCGTTGCTGTCCCCGGATGGGACCGCCGGTTCAGCCAGGCGGCCAAGTCGAGAGCCCAGCAAGCCGACCGGGCACGGTCGTACGAGGACCGGAATCCGGCCCGAAAACGCCCCATCGGACCTTCCGATGCGC